AAGTCCTTGACGCTCACCACATCCCGCATCTTCGCCTGAGCGGTGCGCGTGACTGCTCCGGTGCCGGCTTGGAGGAACGTGACATCAGACGAGTCAACCTGCACCACGGCATCGTTGAACCGATCAGTGCAGGTGGGCGAGGAGAACACCTGGAACCCGTTGCGGTTCTTGACCACAATCGAGAAGTCGCTGTTGACGTACACCCGCGCCGGTACGCCAGCGTTCACCGGGAAGCCACCCCTCGTGCGAATCGGCTGCGTCGCTGCAACCGTCAGCGCAGCGTCCCAGTACGCTTGGATCGGATTGGCCTCGGTGTCTTGATTCGCCACACCGAGGTAGATGTACCCGGCATCGAGCGGTTGCCCGTCAATGTCGAAAAAGATAGGGAACGGGGGATTGACGGACAGAGCGGACATTGCTGGTTACCTTTCCAGTTCTTGCGACGACTGTTGAGATTCTGCCTGAGTTTGGATGGCAGCAATCAATCGCTTAGAAATCGCGGCTTCTTCTGCGCTACCAGGAGCGGCCCGTCCAAGTTGCAACATGAGATTTCTTACCGGCCCTGATTCGTAAATTCTAGCAGTCAACCCAACGCCACCGGCAGCGGCAAGTGATGCGCCGAACGACCCCAACAAATCCACCAGAAAACTGCCAGCAACAAACGGCACAGCCTGCTGGCCAGTCGCGGTTGCAACACCAGCTTGCCCGGCGCGTCGAGTCAGTGTCAGAGCCTTAGACAATCCCTCAACTTGTTTCAGATCATCTCCTTTGAAAAACACACCGATTTGCGGTTGTAGACGCTGAATTTCAGCGTTAAATTTTTCTGGACTAAATGCAACAGTTCCATCTTCCAAGTTGTAGCGTGCGCTTGACGCTGCACGCGACAAGACAGCAGTTCTAACGCTTGCTCGGCCAGCAGGAGTCAGATCACTGTAAAGTTGCCTGATCTCGCTTGGCTTTTTGCTAAAAATTAGCTTATTTACATCTTCAGGAGTAACAGAGCCAGAACGAAGCACAGACTTCAATGTGCCCATGTCTAGTTCGCCAGCCATCTGAGCCAATCGCTTATCAGCAACTTTCCACTTTGTCACATCTCTGCGCTCGCCAACTTGGGTAATGAAATCCTCCATGTCTTGCTTGAGCGGACCGTAAACTTTGGACAAAGCCTTTTGACCAGTATCTCGGATTGATGCTAGTTCAGGTGCGGCAAACGATTCTCCGACTTGCTTGCGCAGTTTTTCAATGTTAGCGAGACTCTGGTTTTGTAGTGATGACTTCCAGTCCTCAAGCACTCTGATGACTGGCAAATACTGCTCAGACCGCAGGCTTTGAAGTTCAGCAATTTGCGTATCAATCGCTTGCGTCGCATTGTTAACAGGAACAATGCCTTTTGCATCAAGACGATTGATCACATCGCTTTTGGCTCCTGTGTATTTGTTCAAGTCAGCAGACCGCTTTGCGGCAAGGTCACGCATTACATCATCGCTAACACCAGCAGCATCATCTGCTCCATATTGACGCAACACATCACGCACAGCAGCAATGCGAGATTGCTGTTGCGCAACTCGTACAGGGCCAGTGCCAGCCAGAGGGACGCGCTCTCCAATTTGCTGAACAGTGCGCCCCATAAATGTTTCTGGAGGAGCGACATCAGAAGTCAACACAGATATGCCGCGTTGTGTTGCCTCTTGAGTAGTTTGCGATAAACCAGGAGTCACGCGCCTTGGCGTTGCAAGCGTGGCTCCAGCAACACCACCAGCCAACGCGGCGCCAAGTTGCCCGATTGGTCCGGCACCCATTTCTTGTGCTGCCTGCGCTGCCGCTCCTGCCATTGCTCCACCCGCAGCTTGTGTGACAGGTTGTGCAGCCAGCATACGCCCGACTTCTCTAGTCACAGGAGCGGCTTGGCCTGCACCTGTTTGAAGTGTTCGACCAAGTGCGGCAGTGCCACCAGCGCCTGATGCGCCTGCTGCGGTAGCCTGCACAATTTTTTCTGCTTCTGTTTGAGGCTGTGCCACACCAATGCGAGTCAGCATCTGCTCCATTGCTTGAGTGGGAGATGCGTAATTTGTGCCGAGCACTCGATTGACTAACCCGATGATCGGATCGCCAAAAAACTGCGTTGCAGTTGCCGCGCCAGCACCAGCAATAGCACCAGGAATTGCGCCAACTCCAGCAAATGGAGCGCCCAATGCCGCTCCAGCAGCAGCGCCAGCAGCAGGAATCGCCGCTCCTCTGGTAATCGCACCAATCAATCCTGTTGCCGTTGTTGATGGGCCGCTAGGGGCCTCTAACGCAGCCGCACCGCCACCCGCTCTGATACGCGAAACCCTTTCTTTTAGCTCTTGCGAGTCAGGAGCAACATCATCAGGAATGTTGTTGATTGTGATGCCATCTTTGGTAGTGATGGAGTACGGCATGTTAGTAATCCACCGTGACATTTCGCTGACCAGACGCAGGAGCTTGCTGTGGCTTTGTAGGCGTTGGTGCAGTCGGTGCAGACTCTACAGGCTCCAAGAAGATGTTTGCTGTGTTGAGTCCATAGCCCCTAGCAATCCGCTCAATGCCTGTGCGAACGGTGCTTTCTTGCTGACCAGCTTGCTTAAACAATCCGTCCGCTTGCCCCTTAAACGATTTACGTTGGCTTGCAGAAAGACGCTCGCCACTGATCACTCTGTTATAGATGTTTTGCACACGCTCTGGCACGCCAGCAGCGTTCTGTGCTGTTGCAAATTCGCCCTCGCGCACCACAGAGCCTGGGTCAAGCATTTTCATGTAGCCAAAGATAAGCGATAAATCTCCTACGGCGCTATCCTCTGATGCAAGAACACGACCATATGCAGATTTTACTTCTTGATAGCCCTTGGTCAGATTGTTGTATTCTGCGCGGAACTTGGATTCTGCTTCTGGGCGCTTGTCAGCCGGGATGACTCCAGCAGAGATTTGCCTTGCTTCTGCTTCAGCGCGAGTGGCCTCTGCACCAGACTTGGCCGCAGCAGCATCAGATGCACGCCGAGCGGCTCTGGCTTGCTCAATCTGAGCTTTTGTCAGATCCAGTTCAGCGCCAAACTTATCAGGAGCGAACTTGGACTGCGCTTCTTTGATGATAGCGTCGGCAGTTTCTTGGCGTAGCTTGAACGGCGCCAACGCTGCGGCCCTGCGCTCATCTTGATTTTTCTGCCATGCCTCAAGTGCTTTGTCGCCGCCAGGCAGGCCAGCAATAATTGAACCTGCGGCAAAAATGCCATTTGCAGGATCTAACTTGACAAGTTCTGCCGCAGTTTTCCACGCCTGCGCCATTTGAGGATTTGCGGCCTGCTCTGCTTCTGCACGCCTTTCCAGAATATCAATGCCAACTTGGGGATCTTTACTGCCAAGTGCAGCCATAGCTTGCAGGCCAAAACTCAAGGAGTTTTGCTGCTGATCTTTGCTCATACCCTCCCAGACCCGCATGGCCGCTTCGGACTGATCTTTAGGAGCAATCAGTCGATACTCTGCAAAGTCAGAAGCCGTAGCATTACCAGCGCGGATCTTGTCAATCAATGATCCAGCGGCGGTAGCAAGCCGATTCTGTGCATCAAGCTTGGCTTGAATTTCTCTTTCCTGCGCCGCCTTAAGAGCAATGGCTTGCTGGTTTGCCGCACGCGCCGTTTCCATGTCTTGCAGGGTAGCGCCGAGTTTCAAACCCTGCACTGCCTGCTCGAAGGGCGAGGCGACGTTGAGCGCGTAATTGAATGGTGCGACCATTACAACATACCTCCATAGACGCCAGTTCCGGCAGCCGCATCAAACGGTACAGGAGTGGCAGCCATAATAGGAGCGGGCGCTTGAGTGCCACCAAACATAGATCCACCCGTGCCTTGCATGTATCCTGCAACTTGAGCAGGAAGTCCAAACATTTGTGCTCGTGCAGCACCAGCAGCAAGTGCGCCACCAGCCTGAGCAGCACCCTGCTGCTGAAGCAGATTGCCGATGTTTGTACCAGCAGCCTGTGCGCCTGCGCCAGTGCGAACAGCAGAAGCCTGACCGTACTGGGCCAGGCCGCCAAGATTAGCAAACTGCTGTTGGATCTGCTGTTGCAGCAGCGCAGGACGGAACCGAGCCAGTGCTGCCTGAAGATTGCCACCACGCAGACCACCCGTTGCAGCGGCGTTCTGGATGATGGCGTTCTCACCCTGACGAGCGAGGTACTGAAAGCCTGGCGACTGTTCGAGAGCCTGAATCGCAGCCTCTTGCGTACCGGGGGCGCCAAGGCCAAGCAGGTTCTGCTGAGCCTGAAACGCTGTTGTTCCTCCCTGAACATAGGGAGCGAGCAACTCCTGCATAACGTCGAACTGACGCCGCTGCTCATCAATGCCCATCTGGGCAGCTTGAGTCTGCGCTCCTGCGGCAGACTTGGCTGCGCTACTTTGCGCTCTGGACGACAACAGTGTGGATGCACCACCAATAAGGGCTACCGCTGGATTAGGCATCTCGAAATTCCTTCATGTACTGGTCGAAGTCCTCGCCGTACAGGCGCATGACTTTGGCTGCGTTTTCGGTCGCAAACTGATTACCCTTGCAGCACTGCACGACCATCAGAACCACATCGTAATAACCCGCTCGCCACACGAACGACTTCGCGTCGTGTTGCTTGCACTGCTCTGCCTCGTTGGCCCCATGCCACTTGAGGATCATGGACGCGACAACGGGCAGCAAGGTCGCCGAGTGCTGCATGAAAAAGGAGTTTGCTGGCATAGCGACCAGCGTTTGCCAGATCGCGGCGTTCAGGTCGGCAGGCTTGACGGCATCGCCATCGGCCACATCATCGAAAACCTGAATGGCGTTCCACAGCATCAACAGCCAATCAACGGCTGGTGCAGGAAGATCGAACACCTGTTGGAAATTCTGGCGCAGCCAGTATTCACAATCGCTCACGGGACTATCCGAAAAGGACGAGTTTGGGCCACTGGAATGCCCCGGCGCTCAGTGTCCGCACTATGCCACAGCAAACTGCGTCACGCAATCTCTCGGCCAGAAACCCGAAAGGTCAGCGTAGTGGCTGCGCTGGCCGTCGTGCTGATGAAGTCACCCGCATCCAGAACCTGCCCCACCAACTCAGGGCACAGATAGGTTTCATTCGGCACCACAGTCTTGGTGTCGATCACGAGGTTGCCGTTGTTGGCAGACCCGCCACTGGTGACAATGTGAACATTGAACGACCGATTCACCGTGTCTGTGTTGGTCACGGTCGCCTTGTCAATGATCGCCTTGACACCAGTTGCCGTGTACTGAGTGGTCGCAGCAGTCACCAACTGCAACGGAGGAACAAGAACTTTTGCGACGACTGCCATTATTGAACCCCTTGAATATTGTTTGCAACCGTCAGAATGACAGACGGGATGCCAGGATGCGGTGACACCGCGCCGGAGGCCAGCAATTGCACCGCAGTGCTACTGACTGAATACATCAGTTCAACGTAGTCGTCGGCTTTCAAGTCAAAAAATAAATTCAAAGCAACAAAAATCTCCGCATTGTTGCCCTGAATCCTGACTTGTGACGCTGAATTGGTTACGTCAACTCCGTTGACTCGGAACCACAAATAGAATTGTTCTGATGTAGAGACAGTGCTATCCAACTGGATAGATGTCTGGAAATTATAAATTCCAGGCGTATCCACAATCACTTGGGATGTCGTCGTCCCAATGCTAACGCCGTGGCTCAGATCAGTGGTGTTGAACGTGATAGCCGTAGCTGTGTTGATCGCCGCCGCCGTTTGCGTTGTCGTGTCGTAGAACGACCCATAACGCGACCGCTTGAACTCACGAGGAGGCGGTGCCTGCATCAGCATCGACAACTGGTCATTGATGGCAGACAACGCGCCGACAGCCTGATTGACCTTAGCCTCAAGCGCAGCCACCGTAACCTCAAGCTCCTGCTTCTGAGCCTCAAGCCCATCAATGGCCTGCACAGCCTTTTGCGCTGCGTTATCGCCAGACAGGGCCAGATCATCTAGGGTCGTTGGCTCAAGTTGTTCGACATCGGCAAACAGCCGCTCAAACTGACGAATCTGATGGTGATTCTTCAGAAAAGACGCGAGTTCATCGCGTGTCAGATTGAGTTTGTTCGAGGCCATCAGTAATTCAGCCCCTCAATCTGAGCCTCCAGACGCACGAACGACAGGTGCGCCTGACTGTCACCCTTGAACCGCTGGATGCGCCAGTTCCGCATGTTGCCCTGTTGGAACCACACAAGGCGCTTTTGCGTCTGCCCGGTCGTGCCCACTTGGATCGCACGGTCCTGGCTCCACGCCTGACCGTCGTATGAATACGATGTACTGATCCACGGGTTCTTGCCGAGCGCCACGCGGCCAGTCAGCGCCACAAGTTCGAGTTGATGGAACAGAGCACCCTTGCCTTTGTTGTAGACAATCGTGGTGCCAAACTCCCATCGCACGGTGTCGCCCCAGTGCGTCGAGATGTTGTCAACGCAATAGCCCATCTTGCTGCTGGCCGTGTCGCCCACCATCCACTTGTCGTATGCCCAGACGAAGTTGCGAGCGCGATACTGAGCATAGCCGTCAATGCTGCTGGTCAACTCGGACCAGACCTGCTGCTGGATAGCCTGACTCGATGCGGCGTCGTAGACGAGGGTGCGATCAGGCAGATGGACGTAGAGCAACTGCTGGGCCTTGAGGTTTCGTGCCTCCAGTTTGACCTGAGCCAGTTGCGCTGTCGTATAGGTGGCAAGGATCTCATCGACCTCTTGCGTGCTGATCTTGTTGGCAACAGCGTTGGTGCCGATGTAGATGCCTGGCGCTTCGTTGCGACCGCCACCCATGAACGCCAGCGCCTCAAGGAATACGCAGCAAGCCTGAGTGCCGATGGCGCCCTTCTGGATCTGTGCCCCGTCGATCAACTGGAACGGGAAAGGCACGTTGCTCGTGATGCTCTCGTACACCTCAACGGTGTACTGATTGAGCGCGTAGACCTCGTTCCTGAGTCGAATGATGGCGACAACTGGATCAGGGTCGGCCACCGGCTCAGTGAAAGCAAAAGCGCCAATCGTGAACGGATCGCCGATGTCAGTGCAGAACAGCCGCTCGCCATCGGTGATCATGAAGCGACCGTCGATGAAGCAGAAGTCGATGATGTACCCGATGGTCACCGCCGGGTAGTTACCGATGGTCAGCGTCGTGCCGTCCCAGAAGTAAATTTCACCGTCGGAGACAATGCCGAGATGGTCGAAGGAGTAGTCCATCACGACTAAGCCTGTCGATCCTCCGACATCACCCAGAATGGTTAGTACGTTGGTGTCGGAAATGCTGACCAGCTTGCTGCCCATGACGCGGTACATCACGCCATTCCACAGGATGCCGCCTCGGTCAACGCCTGGCCCTGTCAGGATCTCGACAAGCCCGTCAGCGGGACGCAAGTAGCCGGTGCTGATGCCTTGCGTCTTGGGCACAGGCATCATGTTGACCGGGTAACTACTGCGAAGGTCCGGGCCTTGGTCAGTGTAGATGCCGCTGACGATGGGGATTTGCATGGGTTACCACTTCACCTTGTCCGCCCAGTACGCTGCGCTCATCTTGCCTTTGGCGATGTTGGACGCATGGCGGGCCTTGAACGCTTTGTTCCTGGCAGACCCGTCTGGGGAGCCGCTGACGCCTTGCTGACCGAATCGAATGGTCTTGACCTGATCGCCAACCTTCGCCACAACAACGTGGCTCTTGGTCGGGTGACTCGGTGTTTTCTTTGGCTTGTTGTAGCCGCTGACCCCGGCTCGCTCAAGCCTTGGGTCTTTGGCCATCAGATGCCGCCTTCGCCCGTCTGGATGTGCAGCGTCGTGCCAGAGGCAGAGATGTACGCCACAGTGTTCTCGCCTTCCTGACGATGCAGGATGAGTTCGCTGTTGGGCAGAACAGGCGAGTCGGCCGTCGTGGCGGTCTGAGCGCCCTGACCGATGCGAACGTGGCAGATGTTTGCGCCGCTGTTGACCAGCCGCACAGACTTGGGGAACTCCGCAATCGTCACAGATGCCGAAGCAGCGCCGGGAGTGACGACCTGATTGGCACCTCGTTGTGCCTGAAACGGTGCTTGAATAGCCATTATGCGATCCTGTACCAAGAATTCGTCGCGGAGTAGTACCGCATACGGAAGAAATCTTCTGCGGCCAGCGTCGTCGGATCACCATAGGCCGCCGCAGCGCCATTCAGGCCCAGCGTGAACGAGGTGATCTGCTGGGTCGTCGTCACCAGCACCTCTTGACCATCAAGGATGCTGGTATTGAGCGGCAGCGTCACAGTGCCA